AACTATTGTATTCTTATAATGGTTTGTTATTATATTATTACTATTATCTTATTAGTTATGTATTAATCTTTATTGTATTTGTTATTATAATTCCTTTTTGTTCTCTTGTTTCTTTTTATAATATCTTGTTTGTTTTTCAATAATTCTTTTATATTGTTTTAATATTAATTTTCGTTAAAAATTTATCTATTGCTTCAGATGCTTTTATTAATGATTGTGTCAATAATTTTGCTTGTTCTATTCAAAGACTTTTGTTAGTGTGGTTTCCCATGATATAACATCATTATCATCTCTAAGAAAACCATTTTCATATCCCTCTTCTATTTGTTTTATCGCCGATCGAGTTAATGATAACCATAAACTATTAGGATCAATACTTGTTGACTCCATAGTAATTCTTATTATTTTTTTATTTATCATCATTATTAATAATAATTCTCCTTATTTCTTTTTAGTTTCCTTTTCCATTCTTTTTTCATTTGTTGTTTCTAATATTATTTCTGATGGTGATTCTATATCTTCTGTATTAAATTCTATTCTGTCATTGTGTTGTTTATTTTCTATTTGTGGTATTTTAGGTTTAGTTTCTTTTGTTGTTGATCTTTGTATTAGTTTTGTTTTTTCTATTATCTCTTGTGTTGATAATCCCATTGACATTAGTTTACCTTGGAATATCTTCATAAGATTTACTTCACTTAATGCTCCTTCTGATTTGCCTCTTATTCTTTTTATTAATTCGAGGAATACTTCTTCATTGACTTTGTTATAAAGTGTTATAAATTTCTCTATGTCTTCTTTACCGAATATGTTTTGCCATTTTACTATTTCATCTTTTATTGATTGGAGATTTAGATATCTTTTTGTCTGGTAGTCTGAGAATTCACAGTGTTTTCCTGCTGTATCTTCTGGGACTCCTCTTGCTATTAATATTGCAAATTCCTTTTGTTCGTTGGTTATCTCTTTATCTTCCAATGGAGGACGTCCAGCTTTTGGGTTTTCGAATCGTTTATCGAATGTTGTATTTGTTTTACGCTTCTTTATTTTCTCCATTATAATTATCTCTCTTTATTATTTAGCCTTATATTTTTGAACCACAACGAGTACATCTCCATGGATCTGATTTAAGAATACATAATAACCACACTGCAAGCCATAAACCGCAAGTAATTACGCTCATTAATAAATGCAGAATATGATTTGATTTATTGCGTATTGCCATCGATTATTTATTACATACTTTACAAAACGTTGTCTTTCTTTGTTCACTCATATTTTATTCTCCTTTTTTATAATATTACCAACAATATCCTATGCCTCCAACTATACCTCTTCTATTATCATATTCTATTTGCAGTATTATATTTTTTATTGGAAAACAACTGAATCCACCTCCATATACACCACAAGTTTTAGTCTCAGATGACTGTTCATAATACCAACTAGTAACATTCGATTGAACAAGATATACTTCATCATAAAATGATAATCCACATAATAGAAACGCAAATACTCTTTTATTTTTTATAATCTCTATTCCATATTTTCCTATTAAAGCAAACTCTCCCCCATCTTGTTTTACTCCAATATCTGTATAGTCATTATGATAAAGAGGATATTCACAAGTATTGGATGGAATATTATCACCATTGAAAATAAAAGCCATATTTATTGATGCAAGAACTTTATCTGATATAATACCTCCGAATTCAAACGTAATGCTTGGAGCATTTCCTGCTCCTCCTGCTCCTCCATTAATAGCAGTATATATACCTGCCGTTACTATAGTTGGAATCGCCAAAATTAAAACCATTACCAATAAAACCAATTTCTTTTTCATAATTATCTCCTTTTTTATTTATTTAAACAGACTCCATAGAATCCTTCAAAATCAAACCTTCTCCAATAGTATTTTAATATCCATTTATATCTTTTTGGATATTGAAGATATATATCTTCATAAACTATATTCCAGCCGGCATACTTGAATATCTTTCTCCAATCTTTTGGCGACAATTCAAATATGTGTATATCTTCCGGAGTATTTCCTTGCTCATAATTCAGATTTATTCTGCTCTTTTTCAAATATGGAACTGTTATTATAATTGATCTTACATTACTTTGTTTCAATCCTTTTAAAAATCTTATTGGATTTTCTAAATGCTCCAATGTTTCAAAGCATATTATAATTGAATCGTTTTTTAGTTCTACATGAAAATAGTCCATAACAAATAACTCTGCATCATCATGATGTGCAATCAATCCTTTATTTCTTATTTTTATTATTGCATTATAATCATTGTTTATGCTAACGTATTCTATCTTTTTATTTAATAATTTTTTTAGATATAATATATGGTTGCCTGATGAATCACCAATATCAATTATTCTTTTTACTTTATTAATATTCAGATAATTAAAAACCATCTTAATCTGAAATGCATGGAGGTATCTTATTTTTATTCTTATATAATTACTGTTAATATTAACTGAATTATACTGGTCATCTATATTGGGAATGGTTCTTTCTAATTGAGAAATAAGATAATTACTATTATGATTTGAATTCACAATAGACCAAATTCTAAATCGATTATATAGATTATGAATTAATTTTATCTTCTTTAATCTATTTTTTATCATGATAAATTTTTTCTATTTCGTCTCTGTATTTACATAATTGTTTCAGTTCATTTAACTCAATACTACAAGCGTGATCGGGCCCGATCATATTCTTATCTAATGTAATATGCTTTTCTATTATTTTTGCCCCTAATGACATTGCAACTATACTCGCTGTTAACCCAATTGTATGATCAGAAAAACCCTTATATAAAGTTTCAGTAAAAATAGTACTATAAAAATTTACATCTTTTAATTGAGCTGGATATTTTGAGACACAATATAATAATTTTATCTTATTATAATTTAAAATATAATCTGGGATATTCTCTTTAATCATTCCGCACGATGCAATTACTTCTTTATTTGTATTTAATATAGCTTTTACCAAATCAATATTATAAATGCTTTTGCTTGCTATTTTATATCTATTTATTCCTATCTCTTCCAACCAACTAAGTCTTTCTAAATCAAAAACAGAAGCTAAAAAATTTATTTTGGCTTTTTCACACTCATCTTTTAGAAAAAAGATATGCCCCCTCTTTAATTCTGATTTAAGAAGAATATCTTTATATTTATGAATATTTATGTCAGCTCTTTTTCTTGGATCATATAATTGGAACTTAACTGTATCTGCTCCGGCTTTTTTTGCTTCATAAATAAGCATTTTAGCAAGATCCATATCTCCATTATGATTTATCCCTATTTCTGCAATTATTTCTATATTATTCATCTTAAATACCAAATTATTTTCATTTAGACAGCCTTAAATACAATGAAATATTTTGTAGGATTGATTATCTTTTGTAATGTATATAAAATTATATATTAAAAATAATCTACTTTAATTTTTTAAGAAATTTAACATTTATTCATATTCCCATTTTAATATTACTCATATCAAATTTAGGTTTATTCTGTATAATTCTCTTTGCTTTTATATAATAATATCTTATGAATTTAAGAAAGTCATAAACTTCATCTCTGTATTTTGCGCATAAACATAATGAAGTTACAATAAAGATTATAATTATTAATAGAATACAAATATAAATCATAATTCTCCTTTATTAACTTATTAAACTTAAATCTGGTTCTGGCCTTCCTTGTTCTTTATTTCTTTATTATCCGGAATCATATATTCAATATAATGACCACATAAAGGACAAAATCTCATCCATGAATTTTTTATTTTCTGATCTATACAACATTCATTAAAAAGCATTTTAATGTCTTCTGTTCCTATTCCTTGACTCCAAATTGCGTATGCTTGCATATGCAAATTCCTTTCACCTAATATGGTATCATTTGTATTGCCATCCTGGATAATAATAACACTGTTCACACTTATATGGGCCTTCCCATGTTTTCTCATAATGTCCGTAATCTCGTCTAAGATTTATATTTTTACCACAAAATCCACATCGAACATTTTTATCAGGCTGTTTTTTCTTGTGTTTATCGAAAGCCTCCATCAATCCCACCTCGCTAATTCCATATAATATTCTCCGTAATCAAATTTATATAATAATATTGGGTCAGCATCCTTTATAACTTTTTCGCCAAGTTGAAGAACACTTTCATCAATACTATACATTTTAACAAGTGTCGGGTGGTTATGGTTAGAGGATAAAGTTGCAATATGAAGAAATGGGTAATGCTTGTTATTAACCTTTTGTAATATTTCTATAATATTAGCAGGGACTTGTTGCTGGTATTCTGCAATTGAAACAAATTCATAACAATATAATAGCTCGTTATAACACTCATATCTATCTGTCTCTTTTAGTTTTTTATTATATCCATGTTCTTTTAGCCATTTCCCACTATATGTTCCGTTATATTTGGATTCAGTTTTTTGCTGATAGATTGGAATACTTAAAGCATTACAAACATCGAAAGCAGCTTCTAATTCAAGTTTCTGACCAGCTCTTATCAATCCGGCATCTTTATATTGTTTTGAATTATTTAAAAGATTGATAGCCTTCTGTGATATTTGAGTCTTTAGACTTAAGACTGTATCAAATTGTAAGTTAATAATATCCATCATCTCTTACCTCCATAGTATGGCTTAATCATTTCTTAACCTTTAGACGCAATTCTGGACGTATGCCCTTGCATGTAATCGGGGCGGGTCGCTACCCCCGCATCTGCCGTTTGAATCGGGCATGACTCTGACACATTGACGACTGTTTTGCGTGATATAAACGTGGCCTTTGTTTATTCTCATCTTAAACTACCCGATGTGTTCTTATAGTATGGCTTAATCATTTCTTATTCCAATTCTTCTGCATTATATATGCAAAAATCGCCTATTAATTCTTTTAAGCATTGTTGGCACAAATCACAACTAATCCTATCCATATCTCCAAAAACAGAACCATAGCCACCAACGAAATAAATACTATATACTTCTTGAATTTCAAAAGTGTCATCATAAGAGAGTTCTTTTTTACATCTGTCGCAAATGAATTTATCAAAGACTTGCTGTTTAATCATCTCTGTTTCTGTTTTATATTTTATCATTTTTTCATTTCTCCTACCTCCTCTATTTCGGGAACAAATCAGAATTAAAACAAACTCCTTCAATCTTGCTTTTTATCTTTTCTTTGTCTCCTGCCATATTACGCAACTCACTAAAAACATGATTATAAACTATTAAAGTTTTTTTAATCGCATATTCATCATGACAAGCCATAACAAAATGATCTCTATTGTAAAATATTCCATTTTTCATTATCTCTTGTAAAAAATAACATTGCTCTAAATAATTTTCGTTATTCCATACAAAACTATTCCATGCTCCAAATCCTTTTATATAAACAATATCTCTCATTTTATGTTTAGTTATCAAAATATCTATATCATTAAAAAATTGTTGGCCCATATTATTTATTTTTTCTACAATATTATTATTAATAAGATATTTTATTGTTGTTAGGGCCACTTCTATTGAATGGTTCTCTGTAAAATAAGTTCCACTGATTTGCAATTTTATTATCTCTTTCATTAGTTCTTTTCTACCAACAAGAGCTGAAATTGGATAACCATTACTCATTGCTTTGCCAAAACAAGCCAAATCAGGTATTACATTATATAATTCTCCTCCACCTCCTAAAGCATATCTAAATCCCATTATCATTTCGTCAAATATCAGTAATACTCCATATTTTCTACATAATCTTTTTACCTCTAATAAATATTCTCTATCGGCTTTTTCGGGACATAATCTTGACATAGGTTCTAATATAAAACATGCGGCATCATTTCCATATAATTCATAATCCAATTGTCCTAAATTTCCATAATCAATTTTAACAACATTTTCATTTTCTGTTCCGCCATTCTTAGGAAATGGTAATGTACTTGCATACCAATCATGCCAACCATGATACCCACAACAAATCACTTTATTTCTTCCTGTTATATATCTTGAAAGTCTTACTGCTGCCGTACATGCATCAGAACCATTTTTAAATAATCTAACCATTTCAGCACATGGAATTATCTCACACAATAATTCACATAATTCTATTTCTTTTTTATTTGGCAAGGAATAAAGACAATCATTTTTGAAATTACAACAATCATTATAGCCTATTATCTTTGCTCCAAGTGAAGCACTCCAATCAATATAACTATTATCATCTTCATCGATTATATTATAGCCATGTGCGCTTTTTATATAAGCTGGAGCTATTCCCATAACGAATCTTGCATACATTTTGCTTATAGTATGAGTGCCACCTGGTATTACTTTAATTGCACGTTTATATAGCTCTAAAGATTTTTTCTGATTCATTTATTTTCCTTTATTAAATTTTATCGGCTTCGCTTTCATCAAAAAATTCTCTATTTTCTTCATAAAACATTTCTTTAACTTTTTTATAATCCATTTCTATATACTTTGTTTCTATTCTATCCCAACAAAAATTAAAAATAGGCATATGAATTACGCTGTGAAATAATTGGCGCAAATCGCCATACCATTCTCTAACTGTTGTCCATTCTCCTTCATTATCTTCTATGCGTTCTTTATCCTTTAATCGAAATTTTATATTTGGTAATGGTATTGGCGGAATTATATCGCATATAAATTCTGCAATCCTTTCTATTGCGAATATGTGCCAAGGAGCTGTTTCAAGAGAGATGTTTGTTGTTTTATAATAATTATTTATTCCGTAAGACCAGTTTTTCATTTATAAAATATTTCCTTATAGATAAGTTTCATATAAAGTATTATTAAATGTAATCTTACTTTTCTATTTTCTTTTCTAGTTAATTTTTTAAAGTCCATCGCTCTCTTAACAACATCAATTTCTTCCATTGTACATCTTGCAGGAGTCTTTGTTGTTAACTGATTTGAATGAATTCTATAATATGCTAATGGTTCTTTTACATAACTACATTTATATTTTGCTGTCATTTTTAAAATCCAATCATAATCTTCAGCGGCGCTATAATGCATAGGATTACCAATTACTTCTTGTAATGCTTTTCTCTCAAACATTAGCGTAGGACATGGCATAAAATTATATTTTGAAAGCAGATTGAAAAACAGATTGTCCATTAGCGGAGGATATTTATCATGAAATGTATATTCTAATATTTTACTGTAATCTTTTTCTTCGTACATTATTGGATAATTCTCTATTGGAATCATTTTCTTTTCCCAATGCAAATAATAACAATCTGAAAAAACAAGTTTTATATCATTATTGGATTTAAATATTTCTAATTGTTTTTCTAATTTATTTTCTGTCCATATATCATCAGCATCAACAATAGCAATATAATCAAACTCATCTGAAAAGCATTTATTCACCATCATAAATCTTGCAATACCTATTGGAAGTGTCTTGCCTATAAGCAAAGCATTAGTTGAATATATACTCATTTTATCTTTTAATTGATTTTTAGCATAATTCATAGCAATATTTAACGAATTATCAGATGAACAATTATCCCAAAATATAACATGAAAATTCTGATATATCTGGTTAATAATACTTTTCATTAAATCATCTATAAAGTCTTGATGATTAAAACAGCTCACAACTACTGCTATTTTATCGTTCATTTTATTCCTCTTAACAAACTAAAAATTATTCTATTTAACTTCCCTTTCTGTACTCTTTGATGTGTTGGAAAATTGATTATATATTTAGATATATATTCAGCATTCGGGCAACTACCTTTTATATATTTAACTCTATCAAAATCTTTACAGCCAAATATAACCGAATTAAACCATTTTCCTATAACTATATATTTATTTATATTATTAAACTTGCTTATTGCTTGTTTAAGCATAGATAATCTTAACAATGGTTCTTTACCTACTATACTTTTTCGATGCCTTAAATTAGCTTGTAAATTATTTAATTGATTAATCCCAATAAAGGATTGAATATTTGATAGTCTTAAAGGACAATTCTTTGGTTTTTCTTCTTTATTTTCGTCTCTAAAAAAATAAAATATTCTTATCTTATCCAGGAAATGTCTCAATGGTTTTAATAACCAATATATTCTTGGATGTGTTATTGTTACCTCTATTATAAATGTAAATATAATTTGTAATATTCTAAAATATGACAAATGATTTCTTCTATTGTTACTTATTTTAACAGCTAATTCATCATCATTAGTAAATGCCATCCCACCCGTACTTGTTGATATTACTTTAGTATGATCTGAAGAATAAAATCCTGCATCTCCTTGTAATTTTGTTATTCCTACTGAATGAGCGCAATCTTCTATTATTGCAATATTTTTCTTTCCAATAATTCTTTTGACTTGTCCAATATCTGCTGGCTTACCAAAGGTATGTTGAATGATGATTGTCTTTGTTCTTTTTGTGATATGACTTTCAATTTGTTTGATATCCATATTATAGGTTTTGCTATCAATATCGCAATAAATAGGCATGGCACCGCAATAAATAATACTATTGGAAACCACAACACAAGTAAAAGCCTGTAAAATAACTTCATCTCCTTCTCCTATATCTAAAGATTTTAAAATACTATATAAAGCATGTCGCCCAGTTACAAATGAATATGCATATTTAGCACCCATAACTTTTGCAGCTAATTCTTCATATTTTTCTATATAATTTCCTCTTACTATATTTGTTCCATTAAATATTTCTTTTATTATCATCCAACATTCATCAATAGTATTTGAGCCGCAGAAAAAATCGTATTGATAAAAATGCCTTCTAATAAATATCTCTTTTATGCTATTTATTATTTGTTTTATCATTTTTTTATATACATTGGTGACATGCTAAATGTATCTCTTTCTATCGTCACCATAATATTATTACATATAACAAATCGCCATCTTTTATATTTATAATATTCTGCTTCTTTGAAATCATTATTTATTATTCTCTTAATCAATCCTGCTGTCATTCTTTCTTTTTTAGCTTTATTAAAAAGATTTAATATTCCATCTTCAATATTACATACATATTTATTATCTTTTCCCATTTCAAAAATATATTTCTCTTGAGCATGTTTAGATATAATCATTTCTCAAATCCACACTTAGGGCATTTCTTGAATCCTATTTTTACTTCTTTTTCTGGCAATAAATATTTATGTTTACAAGCTGGGCATTGCATAACGCTAACCACTTTTATATTATCTTCTTTATCCATTTATTATTCCTTTTTATATCATTAACATTTCAGCAAATTTGAAATCAATTTTATCGTCTATATCAATACTTCGCTCTTTTGGCATTATATAAGCTGCTGCTCCTTCATAATAAAATGTTTTATGTTCTTTGAATTTTTCTATATCCACTATTACTATTGAGCCGTTTCCAAAATATGTATCTGGAACATTACTACTTTCAAATCTATTCAAGTCTTGAAAATAAACTGCTTTTAAATTATTGCCACTCAAATACATAGCGGAATAAGCGTTTTTTGTTGATTTATAAACTGATCTAATAGTTTTTCTTTCATTTTTTATAAACATATTATAACAAGTTATTATATCTTCTGATTGTATAAATGGATTACTTGGTTGTATCATTATTAAAGTGTCAAATTCTTTATTTTGTTCTTTTAATTGTTCTAAGCTATATAAACAAACATCTTTTATTTGATATGGATCTTTTGCTAATTCTAATGGTCTTTTTAAAATATTAACTACATTACTTTTACATAAATCTTCGATTTCATCTGACTCAGTAGTAACATATATTTGCCCAATATTACTTTTTCTTGCGGCATATATCGAATAATCAAATAATGGAGTATTATCCAATAAAAGCAAATTCTTTCTTAGCAATCTCACTGAGCATTCTTTAATCGGAATTAAAATCGCCACTCTATCTTTTTTCATTATTTAAACCATTCTTTTATTAAAATAATTGCTAACCCAATTAATCCAATTATCCATAATATTTTCTCTATTAATTTTATTTCCATACCTTTCTATTTCTTCCATATCAATAAATCTCCAAGCAATAAATAATCTAAATCTGATCTCTTAAAAGTATCGACAGCATCTATATAATTTAAAACTATAGGCTCACCATGTAAATTAAACGATGTATTTAATAAAGCCCCTATTCCGGTCAATTTCTCAAATTCTTTAATAATATCTCTATACCCATCATTTTGACCAAGTTCTAAAATTTGCGGTCTTATTGTAAAGTCTGCTGGATGAATAGCTGCTTTTAAATGTTTTTTTGCAAGCTCTGTACTATCGAAAGCCATTGTCATATAAGGACATGGAATCTCTTTAGGATTAATAATATAATCTTTTTCTCTTTCTTTTAATATTGTTGGAGTAAACGGCATCCAGAAATCTCTTTTCTTAATAGCTTGATTTATTTTTCTTATATTGTCATAATTACTTGGATCTGCAAGTATTGATCTATTGCCTAATGCTCTCAAGCCAAATTCCATTCTACCAGAACAGATACCTATTATATTTCCTCTTACAAGTAAAAATGCTATATATTTTGCTCCTATGTTTTCACTATATTCAAAAATTATTTTACAATCAGATTCAATCATTTCATTGTATCTATATCCTGGCCCAAGATAAATATTACTTAATGATTTACCTCTTTTATTTTGATAATAACAAGCCCCTATACTAACAGAAGTATCGCCAGCAGCAGGTGAAATATAGATCTTTTTTAAATTTTTTATCTCTGATATTTTCTTACATGCCTTTATATTCTGAGCAACTCCACCAGCAAAATATACATTACCAATATTAAAAGTATTAATACATTTACTAATCCATTCAACTAATAAATTTTCAGTAAATTTCTGAACTGCTCCAGCAATACCATCGAATCTATGTCCTTCTAATTTCTCTTTAAAATAAAAATATAAATCTTTTGGTTTCTTATTATATACAATATTGAATCCCTCAACTTTTAATATATCTTTGAATACCTCATAGCTTTTTTCTATTTCATGTTTATTAGCATAAGGAGCTAATCCCATAACTTTATATTCATGCTGTGCTGGTTTCATTCCCAATATCAAAGTTATGTATTGATAGATATGTCCTAAATGATTTTCATTAGTCCAAGCAATAGGACTTTGAATTTCATTATTTATAACCAATGAAACTGTAGCATTTGAATAATCGCCCGCCCCCTCTGAAGTAAAAATTAAAGCATTTTCATGTTGAACCGGAGCGGAATAATAGGCGTAATATATATGACAATCTTCATGTTTAACTATGGATATTTTATCTTTATCTATTCCTAATTTATCAGAAATAAAATCAATTCTAATTTGTTTTAATTGTTCCATTTCATCTTTATCCATATAACCATTCAATAGATGATCTATCGGATAATCATTATCATAAACGAAATCTTTTCTATCTTTAAAAATATCATAATAATTTATTTCTTTGTTTTCAAATAAGACTGGTTTCCAATATTTCTGCTGTTCTTCTACCCAGTCATTTACAGAAAAATTTGCATTTCTTTTTATCTTAGTCAAAACAGGGTTAAAACGTTTTGTTGATAAAACAACTTTATCTAAATCATCAACTTTTATATTTTGTGATTCAAGACAATATTTAATTGATTTTTCTGGATAACCATAATCCCCTTTCAGTCGACTTGCACGCTCTTCTTGCATTGCAGCAACTATTTCTCCATTAATCATCAAACAAGCTGAACAATCATGCCCCTCATGTAGGCCGAGTAGCTTCATGCAAACTCCTCTAAAAATATCTTAGTATTAATAATCCCGAACAAAAATTTATTTTCTTCTCCAGTTAGATTTTGTTTAAATATTAATAATCTTACTTTATCCTTGTCGATAAAATCCCATATATCGCTATTATTAAAAAACCAATTTAAATTTCTTTTGTCAGTCATATCAAATAATTCTCTTAATTCTACATTGAATCCTATTTTCTGTCTATTATCTAATATAAAATCTGGTATAATTCCTTTCATTGCATTTCTTAATATTGCTTTACTATATCCATTTCTTAAAAGATATTTTGTTGGAATTTTATTTGCAAATTCAAATAATTCTTTATCTATAAAAGGTGATTCTCCTTTTAATAAAAAATATTCTGCATTACTTCCTTCCTGTTTTAGCGCAAGTGGAATCGTCTCATTAAACATTTCATTTAACATTCTATTTCTTAGATTATTACGTGAATAAATCGACTCATAAAAATCTTCTTTCCAATTAACAAGTAAATATTTTTCAAAATCAAAATAAAGATGTTTTCTAAAATATGGATTTTCTTCAAATAAAACAAAATCTTGTAAATATTGATTTCTAATATTTGGAAGTATATAATTTATCCAATCTTTGAAAACTATTCTATATTCTGAAATATTATTTTTTTTCAATTCTGATAAATAATAAAGCCAATGATCATAATATCCTGCAAAAAGTTCATCTCCGCCCTCTCCACTTACTACGACACTATATCCTTCTTTATTTATTTCTCTCAGCATGAGCCAGTGGACATAATAGCTTATTGTGGCCAATGGGAATTTATGATGTTTTATTATAGTTTTTAGATTATTTATAAAATTGCTTTTATCCAAATTTATAAATTTATGCTTTATCTTATATTCATTAACAACTTTGTTTACTATTTCTGATTCATCATATTTTTTATCTTTGCTTGTAATTGTAAATCCACATATATTTTTATAACTTAAAACATTTTTTACAATACCTAAAATAGAATTTGAATCAATACCACCGCTTATACAAAAAGCAATATCATCATTTCTGTTCAGCTTATTTTCTATGGATTCGATTAAAAGATTTTTAACTCTTTTTAAACAATAATCAAATGATAAATTTTCATCAGTAATATATTTGTTTTTGTCATCTAAAAATGGCAATAAATCATCTTCGATAACTTCTTTGAAAAAAGATTCTTGCTTATTTTTATAAAGGCTTTTATATCCATTTATCAAGTATCTAAATAGTTGATTATAATTAATTTCATATTCCGGCATTAATATTTTCTCCAGTATGAAGATGAAAAATACTTTTCATTTCTACCAATTCACATCCAAAAGACTTATATAAATTTACAGCAGGTAAATTAGATGATTGAGTTCCAACTTTTTTATCAATAAATTGAACTGCATTAATAAAAGTCTCTATTAATAACGATGCAACGCCTTTGTTTCTATAACTTTTTTCAACTACTATGAGATCAATTACAACTTTACTTTCATCAAACATTGACAATAAAAATCCAGCCGGAATATTATTATTCAAAGCAATAAATACACAATCCCCTCTAAGTCCTGTTACATAGCTTTCAGCCCATTCTCTTTTTATTTTATTTGCTGTTTCATTATCAATAAATTCATCCTGATGAAATCTTGAATTAGAAAAAGAAGTCTCTGCTATTTCTAAAATCTTATCTTTATATTTTATAGGAATAGAATCAAAAGAAACAATATTAAAATTTTCATTTTTTTCATTGCCTTTATCTATATTTTTATCTGGAAATTTATATCTAAATTCAAGGTCAATATATATAAATCCCTTCTTTACTAAAGCCTCTCTTAGTCCAAAAAGATATATAGAATCATTAATTTTAGTATAATAAAATGCTTTTCTATCATTAGTTATTATATCCAAATCTTCTTTTTTGAAATGGCTATCAAATTCAATTTTGAAAGTATCTTTTTTTAATAAATTTGATAGCCAAGTGTCTTTTGTTATTTGCATTTTATTTATTTAAAATACGCTCATCCTCAATAGTTTTCTCTATTTTTGTAGCTCGCTCAATTTCAATAGATTTCTCACAAATCTTAGCTCACTCCAACTTCATAGTTTTCTCTATTGCCTTAGTACACTCTTGTCATATAGTTTTCTCTTATTCAGTAGTTCGCTCTTAAACGATAGTTTTCTCATAGCCTATAGCTCATTCATTTTTTATGCTGCTTTTCTATTATGTTCTCTTCCCAAATATTCTTCTGCATAAGGTTTTCTTACTGGCAGCCCTTCTATTTCCCGCCATGCAACATATAAATCTATCAAAAACATTTTAATCATTATTCGTATAGCATCATTATGGCGATGACTTTTTGTAGCATCCTTCCATGCTATTAATTTAGCTTTTTCTCCCTTTTTACTTATTTCCCAAACTTTTTCATTACTATTTTCTGTTCTCATTTTTCTATTATAATAATAGCCTGTATATGGAACAGATTTACATTGAAGAAATAACGAACCAAGTACACCACATAATTTACTTTTAAGAAATTGATTATATTTACATTTTTGACCTTTTGTTTTTTTGTCCTTACCTGGCGCAAGTCCAGCAAATGATATTAAATTACTTGCAGCAGGAGCTTTGTATATATCAAATTGACTAATAATTACGGCGGCCATTACTGGGCCACATCCCTTAACAGTATCTCGTAAAAATCCAGTCCATAAAGGATGATCTTGAATAAGCAAGGTAATTTCTTTTTCCATAATTTTTTCTGCATTAGAAATTTCATTTCTCCTATCTTGAAGATAAACTAACATAGCGAGATCACGCATAGGGGCTTTCTTTTTAATTGTTCCATCTTTTTTTTGTCCCAAACGATTATCCATGGCAATTCTTTCATATTGATAATCATAATATGCCCTTATGGAAATCCCTAAAGATGTCAACATTTCATCTGTAAATTTTTTCATGCCACCACCTCGCTTTCTATAATTGCAGCTTGTATAGCTTCCATTAATTCTTTCAATATGGCTATTTCATTAGGAGTTAATGGGAAAGCATTTGCTCTTAAAGCATTAAGCAATAATCTTGCATTAACGATAGGCAACATTCCATTTGCTGTTCTTGCATAGGTCTCTTGTTTTTTAGTTAATTTTTTACCCGCTAAATCCATTGCTCCAGCAGATAAAGCAATCTTTTCTCCTTCTTGAGTAACCGCTGTGCGCTTCTCTTCGAACTGTTTGATTTTTTCTTTTGTCATACCAAGGATTTCGCCTATTTTAGCAAGAGGAATTTTCTTTCTTCTGGCAGTTAAGATTACATATACTTTATCTTTTGGTGATAATGGTAATCCGTGAACAGTATTTAAACGAGCTGCTTCAAGAAACATTTCTATTTCATTAGCATATTCACGAAACTCAACATCAACTATTGCATCATTTCCATAAAACAATAAAGTTGCTTGATGCCGATGAAATCCATCTATAATTCTAAAACTTACTTTATCCGCAATAATTGGGTCTTTAAATTTACTTCCTGATCTTAACACCTCCTTTAATTTTGAAACATTGGTTGAATCTAATTCATTTGCTTCATGCCTTGGCCACAAACTCCAATCTTTAATTAATTCTAATGCCTTTACTTGTGTTATTTCTCCCATTTTAAATTTCCTTTCTTATGTCCCATACGGGACTTTTATATTACTTCTTTCATACGAAAGAAGGTGCTACACTCAATTACTTTTTTAAAATTTTTAGTTCGCTCGTTAATATCAGTTTTCTCTTTGTATTTAGCTCGCTCAGCGACTGTAGTTTTCTCTTATTATATAGCTCGCTCTTTCATAGTAGTTTTCTCAGCTCAAGCAGCTCGCTCGCTTTTCGTAGTTTTCTCCCAATATCTAGCTCGCTCCAGAAACATAGTTTTCTCAGCTATGATAGCACGCTCTCTGCATTTAGTTTTCTCTATCAGAATAGCTCGCTCCAGAAACATAGTTTTCTTTCGTTTTTTAGCTCGCTCTATTTTTTTAGTTTTCTCGAGAGGTGTAGCTCACTCTTTGACTTTAGTTTTCTCAGTCAGGATAGCTCGCTCCTTTAAATTAGTTTTCTCATCTTTGATAGCTCGCTCGGACATAATAGTTTTCTCAACCACGATAGCTTTTCAGTTCCCATTCTCTTTAATCTTATTATATATTATTTTTTAAAAATTTTTGAAATTATTTTCAAAAACAGGATATTATTTTGACGACCTCCTGGTATTAGCATAAATAAGATGCAATGGTATTGTAATAATCAAACCAAACAATCCGAACAAAATTGCAACTATATGTAATATTATAAAAATAAAATGACCCATTTTTCATTCTCCTATTTTAAAAATCTTATCATAATATATTTCTAAATTCCTTTCTCATTCTCTTTAATTCTATTATATATTATTTTTTCAGAATTTTTGAAATTATTTTTCATTTTGCTAAAAAATCTTTATACCAACCAATATATTTTATAATTCCATCGTCAATAGGATATTCAGGACTATATCCAAGCAGCTTCTTAGCTTTGTCAATATTCAAAGTACCTCTATATGGCACAAGTTTATCCCTTTTCTTATACTGAAATTTAATTGCAGCAAATTCCTTTCTTAATATATCAACTACATCCAATAATTTTCTTGATTCTCCATAAGTTAAATTAAATGTTTCTCCGTATGCTTTCTCGTTTCCTATCATCAAACATATCCCATTTACAAAATCATCAACATAAGTAAAATCAAGTTTTTCCTGTCCATCTCCTTGAACAAAAATAGTTTCATCATTTAAAATATTTTCAATAAATATCTGAACTACTCTTCTGCTTATACATCTCTCCCCATACAAAGCTGATGGTCTTACAATGGTATAATTAAAATCATCAAATATTTGACTATATGCCTTTACTAATAATTCTCCTGATATTTTTAATGCACCGTATATTCCAATCGGATCTAAATTATCATCTTCCTTTACTTCTTCTGATTGAAAATTGCCATACACCATACTGGATGAGAAATATATAAATTGCTCAACTGTTTTATAAGAAGCATCAAGGGCATTTTCAAGCGTTCGCAAACTGTGGTCAAAAGTTGAATAAGGATCTTTATTTGATCGATTTGCATGGGAAACAGCGGCTAAATGGATAACCACTTCTGGCTTAAACTCACTTATTGAATGAGATAGTAAATGATAATCTCTTGCGTCAGTACAATCCAGCTCTATTCCTGCTTCTTCTATTAATTCAAGCCTTTTTTTAATAAAAGAAAAATATAAATCTCTATTTGGAATATCACGCTTACTAATTAAATAGCCAAAATTATTAACCTGCAAATTATCAACAATTTTCACGACATAACCAAGTAAATTTAGATGAAGACTCAAGTGATGCCCTAAGAATCCAGCTCCGCCAACTAATAAAATTCTTTTCAATTAATATTCTCCTTTATAGTTTCAATAATATAATTCAAATTATTCTTAGTTATATGCGGCCCGATTGGCAAACATAATGAATTATTAGCTATATTCAAAGCATTCTGGAATCTAATTTTTTGAAAACCATATTTTTTTTGATAGAAAGAAAATTGATTAACCGGATGAGGATAATAAATGCTACATCCAATCTCGTTTTCTTTGAATACATTTAACATTTTTTCTCTAATCTCGTTGCTTTTATATACGACGCTCAAACAATAATAAGACTTCATTCCATGATCGTTATAAATAATTCTATCTATGTTCCCGAATGCTTTATTCTCATCTCTTAATTTTTCTATACCGTTTTTCAAGTAATAGAAATTGAATTTTCTTGTTTCTAAATTTTTTTCTATTGATTGCATCTGACAAAATCCAAGAGCTGCCTGCAATTCACTCATTCTATAATTTAATCCAAGCTTATCTATATCATATTTAAAGCCAGTACTATCATCAGATTTTCCAAAAGCTCTTATACTTTTTGCTTTTTCAAAAATATCTTTACTATTCGTTGTAAACATGCCTCCCTCACCGGTAGTAATATGCTTACATGGATAAAAACTAAAGCAATTATGAACTGCTACATTAGCAACAAAATAACTATGGTCATCTTCTATTTCTAAATTATATACTTTTCTTTTACTTTTATATTTTTTTTCAATACTTTTTATAGGGACATAAATTAAACCTAATTCATTATCAACATAATATTCTTTATTATTTTTACGTTTATTTTTTTCTTTTTTGGGATAAACCCAAACAATATCATCATAATAAGATTTAAGTTTCTCTGAATATTTAGTTATTTTTCTTTTTCTTGGCAATTTATTCTCGACTTCAATAGCTATTACTTGATTATCTTTTATGGCTATTATATCCGGAATCGCTATTCCAATTGGAATAATTCTATACCCTTCCTTCTCATATTTTTTAGCTACTGGTAAAATATCCTTATAATAATGTTTAAATTTAGACGTAATATAATTTGACTCCTTTTTTCTATCCTTAACTTTTGAAATTTTATCACCAACTCCTTTTATTTGGGCAGGATTACAATATTCGCATATCTGCCAATAAAAAGGGATAATTTTCCCGCATACTTTGCACTTAGAAGTTCTTATATAGCAATAATCTGTTTTTTTATTTAAATCTTTTATCAATACCCATTTTTTTTCTCCATTCCTATTTACTAAAATTGGATGTTCTTCTGTAGCATTTAATGTTCTATTTCTCCAGCCAGCAGTATTACTCATCCCATCTAATTTTAAATTATACCAATATCCAGAATAATATCTCATATATGTCTTTGTAACTTTTTTATATCTATTTTTATGCGTTAAAACTTCATCCCCAATATTTACTTTTGATATTGGTAATAAACCTTTCTTTGTCGAAATCTTTGCTCTGCAATCAAAACAACCCACATCTGATAGAGTTCCAGTATGATTTCCTTCTATATCTCTTGCCCCTAATGATAAAGCACAATCCTCTATTACTTTCAAATCATAGTCATTTACTATTTCCATTATTTTTTTCATGTTATTTGGAATGCCTAAAAAATGTACCAGGGAAATAGCTTTTGTTTTATTGGTTATATTTTTTTCAATCTGATAAATATCAATATTTCCATCAACACCATTACAATCAATAAATATAGGAGTTGCTCTAACTAATTCTACTGCATGAACTGTTGCTACATGAGTCATAGCAGGAACTATAACTTCATCTCCTTCTTTTATTCCTAAAACCAAATAAGCCAGATGAAGCGCTGCCATACATGAACTAACCACAAGACAATATTTTGCTTTTGTAAATTTTCTAAATTCTTCTTCAAATTTTCTGCATTGTTCTCCATCGGTTAATTTTGTTTGATTCAACAATACATTTTTTATATATTCTGCATCTTGTTTTCTTATATTTGGAATTGCAAAAGGTATAATTCTTTTCATTTTTTTATCTCTTTATTAATATTCATAATTCTGTTTTATTACTGTTCTGTATATTTCTTTCCATTCATCGCGATTGAAATTCGCTTTACAATTACATGATCTACAATTTGAAATTAAATTTTCAAAAGTACAGTTCTTCTTGTCATAGTCAATGTGATGAACGCCCAAAGGATTGTTCCTGGTAATAGGTTTCTCGCAAAATGGAGTCATGCATTTATAATTGTCTCTTTGTTTTATGAATTCCTTCAGGTCTTTGGTAAATTCAAAGCAGTATGGCTCAAGCGAAGTTCCACCACGCCACATATGGCTATCTTTACCGCAATACTTACCTCTCTTACCTTTAGATATTTTTTGGCATGTTTCAATAGTATGTTTTCTACCTTTTTTAGATTCTGATATTTTCTGTTTTGTTTCTTCAGAAAGTTTTTTGCTATAATTAGGGTGTTTGTTATTGATTCTACCAAACATAGGGTGATTTTTACCAGTTATACCAAACATAGGATTATTTTCGCCTTTTAAAGCTTGTGATATTTTTCTTTTTGTTTCTTTTGTATGTTTTTTACCAAAATTAGGATTCTTTTCGCCCATGTTTGCCTTGCTCATTTTTTCAAGCGTTTCCTCAGAAAAAATACGCCCTAATAATACTTTAGATCTTTTTCTTTTATGTTCTTCTGTTTGTTTATATCCTTTTTTTGGCATATTTCTTTCTTTCTAAATAACTATTCAGCCTTCTATTTTACCATATTCTTTCATAAATACTTCATCAATTAATTTTCTTAATGTTATCGGAACTATTTTTAGCATTTTATTAATATCATTATATATTTTATTTGGAGCCTTTCTATATGCTTCACAAAAATTATCTATATTGCCATATAACTCTAAACATGACTTTTTAATAATATCTAACCAAAACTCTTTATAATTCTCTGCAAAATCAAATTGTTGTATTGGCCTTTCTAACATTTTATTTCTCCTAAAAATTTATTTAAATATTTATATTCCTTCTCCAACTTCTCAAAATCATTATAATATTCAATAACAAAATAAATATTTTCAAAATCAATTCTATCTCGCAACCAATCAATAATATGATATTCTTGTATCGTAGGTATCTCATGACTGTCTTCTAAAATATTATCAATAAATACTATATGACTTAAATGAATCTCAACACATCTATCTAATGGCAAAAAATTCAAATATTCTCTGATATTCATTTTCATATTATATGCAGATATAATTGCATGAGCTATATCTAATAAGAAATAAATATCATTCTCTTCTATTATTTCTGTTATGAATTGTGGTTCACATATATATTCATAAGCTGGAAGATAAAAATAATTGGTATTTTCCAATGCTATTTTACCATTAAAATTGTTTCTAATAAATTTTATTCTATTTTTTATTAATTTCTTTAAATCAGATTTTTCTAAAATATCACTTTGACAAATATATCTTCCATCATCAATAAAATATTCAGAACATACTGGTCCTAATGTACATGAAAATATTTCTACGTTTATAAATTTTAAAAAAGGAAGTGTGCTAATAAAATAATCTTCAAAGTTATTTTTTATTATTCCTATATTACTATGAAATAGCATCTTTTTATCTTTATCATAACAAAGTATTGTTCTTGCTAATTTTTCTTTTATATCTTTAAATTCAAAAGAATTTATACCACTGATTCCAAAATAGTTTTTTCTATTAACAAGATTACTTATCGGAAGGGTTAAGTTCATTAATTATTTCACCTGTATTTTTTATTACTTGAATTGCTCTGTCATCATATAGCTTCCTCATGCCATAATCTTTGATATTAGTTACTTCTAAATCAGGCAAACCATTATCTTTTAACCATTGCTCTACATATTGTTTATGTTCTGGAATAGTTGATCTTGCAGTAAATATTTTGACAGTATAATTATATATTCTACCATTTCTTATTTCTTCAATAAGTAATAATTTAGCCCTTGGAATAATTTTTCCTATATGACTCGCTCCTCTCCAATAATCATAAAATGCAAGAGTCCCATCTAAATCAAAACCTACCCAGTATTGATAATTTTTAATATCAAAATCCATTACACCTCCCAAGGAAATTTATCTTTATAATGTTTTATAATTGGCATTTCAGATGAATTTAATAAAAAATCGTACATCTTATTCACCGCTTCATTAATATCGTCATATACAAATATTGAGTCTCCAAATTGTTTTAATACATCTTTTCTAACTGGAGCTGCTTTATAATATCTCAAGCAAAGAGATGGAATATTTAAATAAATAGCATCATATATAGTTGTAGAAACACAATCAGTTATAAAATAAGACGTTTTAGATAACAGCTTATTAAAATTATTTTTATTTTCTATTTTTATATATTTTAAATTGTCTCTTATAAAATCAGGAGTAGGATCATATATTTCGTTACCTTTTGAAAAGCATTTATAAATAACTTTATAGTCTCCTAATATATTTAATTCTGTTAAAATCTTAATTCGATGTTTATATCTTATTATTTCAGGAAATAGTTGAGGAAATCTATCGCCAGTAGGAAATTGAGGGGCATACATTATTATTTTTTTATCTATTTTTCTTTTTACTTTTGGCATTGGTCTTTGCCATTCTCTTATTTTTATATTACTGCCATATTTTTTTACTTCTTCTTCCATGTGTTTTCTTATACTTGAATCATTAGCATAAAAATAATCATAATTCATAATTCTATCATAAACTATATATGGATGATATGTGCCTGTATCTCCATGATCAAGATATATTGTTTCAAGATTAATAATGCTGTTAGCAGCCTCTAATGCTGCATGAGGATATAAATTATCTCTTGTTAGTTTATCTACAACTAAATAATTTATATTATTATTTAAAAGCCATATTTTAATTCCGCTTACCATTAACTTGAATTTTTCTTTATCAAAATCCAAATATCTCCAATCAAATTTTTCATATTTTAACGGAAGAAATTTAATTGAGCAATCATTTTGAGAAAGAATCTTAATTATAACATCGGTAATAGTTCTATTATAACAAATAAAAGCTATATTATTTCTAAGCAAACTGCTTGATAAGCTTTCAATCACCTGTTGTATTAATAATCGTATTATTTTTTTAATATTCATTATTATGTTTGTTAATTAAATTTTTTAGTATTTTATACTGATCTCCAACATAATCTATCCATTTAACATTAAAAATAGTCTTATATTCTTTTAAAAATCTCTTCCAGTATTGTTTCGTTTCTTCTTTTTCTAATTCATTTAAACAAAATACATTGTATTCTGAAAAATCTTTAACATCTATTAATTCTGGATAATAATAATCTTCCGGAATTGAATATTGAATATTTAGTTTATCTAATTGATAACAAGCCAATGGAGTTAAAGCCATTATATTTACATAATTTCCGAAATTAATTTCTTCTTTTATTTGAAAAATACTTGGAAGATATTCAAGAAATAAACTTTTCATTTTTTATTTTACCATCATTTTAATAATTATTTCTTCCTGTTCATTTAGCCGTCTTAATAGAGCATTGCATCGTTCATATAATCGTTCAATATGAGATTCCATTTGCCATGTTGTCCAACCTGAAATTTCATGACATGAATATTCCTGATCTCCAGGATCCCCAAGCTCTTCTAATTCTTCTTTCCAAACAATACCTATTTTTGATTCTTTTAAATTATCCATTTCTTTTTATCCTTATTAAATATAGCAAAATTCTTGCCAATAAAACGTCTCTGACAATAAATGCAGCTCTTAGGTAAATTAGGCACCCAAGTTAATTCATATTTCATCATCATATTACGAAAATTAATCATATACCTAGAATTAAAATCATAATTATAACTCACATTTCCAATATTTCTTCTGTGTGGCAAATGGCAACACTCCGCAATATCCCCCCTGCTATTAAAACAGAAATAATACCAAGGCTGGATACATCTTGAATAACGAAACTCATCAGAATTTATATCAAATATCTGAGAAATAACTATATCAAAAGGATAATCATCTCTTTTCATAATTGATTCTATATAGCCTATTTCTTTTTTCGAGTCTTTAGTTAATGAATAAAACTCTTTTGTTCCATGCGGATTTATATTATGAAATGTAACTTGTGAAGGGCTAAATGATTCAGCAAACTCAAGCATTTCTTCTATTTGAAATACATTCCCTTTATGGAGAAGAAAAGAATAATGAGCCTTAATATCAGAATATGATATTTCATCAAAGCTTTTTATGAGTTTTACATACTGCTCATTTGTCCCTCCTCTATTTTTTTGATAAGAAACATAATCATAACAATCAAGGCTAATATTCATCTCATCAATATCTTTTATTTGCTCAATTTTATCTTTTATCAATATTCCATTAGTAGAAATTTTGACTATCAATTTATATAACTTACATAATTTTATTATATCTTTTATTTCTGGATGTAATAATGGCTCGCCACCGGTTAAAAATATAATATCTGCTTTTTTTGCTTTGTATTTATCTAATATAAATTTCAAATCTTCTATTTTTAAAAAACCACGAGACAGATATTTCTTATCTTCTAATACATAAAGGCAAGTTGGGCATCTTAAATTACATGCTTCTGTTATTGTTGCAATAAAAATTGGAGGTATAAAATTAATTTCACTACTATTTAAAACATTCCAATCATATTTCAACCAATTATAAGACTTCTGAAAAGATAATTTTTTATAAAAAATATTATAAAAAAATCTTGGCAACATTTTTTGTCGATTTGAAAGTTTACTTTTGATATTATTTAAATTCAAAATATCTCCTTATAAAATTTTTAATAATAAGCCGCTGATTTATAACGTTTTTTATTATATTTTGGGTTCAATTTTTCAATCAAATAAAATTCTATATCTTTACAATTAGGATGTAATTGTCTAAAACTATCAAAACTATCTTCATAAATAATTTTAATTATTTTAATATTATCTTTATTTTTAAAATGAGAATTACCAGTAATATGTACATTTAATCTACCCTTTAAATAAGAAGACCAGCCAATATAAAGTAATTCCTTTCTTTGATTAAATAAAAATAAAGTCCTCTTTGATTTTTTAAATATCTATGGCATACTTTAGCCCAAGAATACTTGGGATATAAATAGGCATGAATAAAAGAATCATATTTTAATTTCAATTTATACTCCTATGCCCCAGATTTTTTCATTGTATATGCCCAACTTGCAAGAGAAATACGACGTTGCCCAGAACCAAAATGAATACATATTTCTTTCCCTTTTCTCAAAAATTTCTTAAAATTTATTTTATCTAAATCAGGTTTACATTTAAAAATTATTTCAAATTCTCTTAAAACTCTTATAAACCAATAAGTATCATATGTTTCAGCATGAGTTCTCTTGATCCAATTCCATATAGTAGATAAATCATTGTCAAAACTTGGGGCTTCTGCATGACAATTCCGACATAAAAGAACAAAATTAGATGGAATATCAAAACCACTTACTTGAGCAGGAATAATATGGCACCTATGCAAGCTATTTGTTTTATGAGTATCCCCACATCGCCAACAATGAGTTAATGCTTCCGCCCAATCACATCCAATATCACCTTCATAAATTCGTGATTCCCAATAACTTTTTATTTCTTCATGAGTTGTTTTAATAATCATAATCTCTCCTTTTGTTTGTTTAATAATTATAATTCTGTTTTATGACTATTCTGTATATTTCTTTCCATTCATCACGGTTGAAGTTTGCTATTGAATTACATGATCTACAATTTGAAATCAAATTTTTAAAAGTACAATTCTTTTTATCATAGTCAATATGGTGAACTCCCAATAGGTTGTTTTTAGTAATAGGTTTATTGCATAATGGTGTCATGCACTTGTAACCGTCTCTTTCTTTTATAAAAGCTTTGAAATCTTTTGTAAATTCCTGACAGTAGGGTTCGAGTGAAGTGCCGCCACACCAATTAGGATTATTTTTACCTTGTAATGCTTCTGATGTTATTTTAGATATTTTTAATTTTGTTTCTTCGGGCATATTTTGCCTTATAATAGACATTTTTAATTTTGTTTCTTCAGAATGCTTTTTACCAAGCATGCCCCTATGATTTTTAGATATTTTTTGTTTAGTTTCATTAGTATGCTTCTTGCCATAAAAGGGGCTACCCTCTCCAGTTTTGCCAAACATAGAATTATTTTTGCCTTTGTTAGCAATAGATATTTTTCTTTTTGTTTCTTCTGAACGTTTTTTACCTTTATGAGCTAAAGACATTTTTCTTTTATGTTCTTTAGAAAATTTGCGGCCTTTTTGAGCCCTACTGCTATTTATTTTATGTTCTTCTGTTTGCCTATACCCTTTTCTTGGCATTTTATTTATCCCTTTTTATTAAATTTAAAATATTTCTCTATAAATTTTTTATTTTCCTTTATATTGACAATCATATTTTCTTGAAAATCTTTGTAATATAAACTATCTCCAATTTGCATCAATGGGGACATATTAACATAACTCTTTAATTCGGGTATAATGATTATGCATCCATAAGCTAAAGCTTCGAGACAAACACTTGAATCTAAGGCTACTACAAATTTTGATTTTTCTAATATTGAATTCAAATTTATATTATCAATTTGTTTATTATTATCAGGATGAACTTTAAAAAATAATTCACAATTTCTAAAATTATATCTATCAACAAATTTTATCAATTCTTTATTTTGGTCATTATTAGATGGAGAAATAACAGTTATTAAATTATCTTTCTCATATTCTTTCTTTATAACTTCTTTCAAGTAATCAAATCTGCCAGCTCCAGATATATAACATCTATCTCCATAATATTCTTTAAATATGTCATAAGTTATTTGTCCTAAAACTCCTATCTTATCAGGAAATGGCATTATTTTTACTTCTTCTTTATCATAAAAATATGTCATTATATTAATACCAGGAGTAGAACATAATATAGCATGAATTTCTGCTTTATTTTTAAATGCTATGCAAAGTGCTTTTTCCCATGCTTGTCCTTCATATACATAGTAAATTTTTCTCGCTTCTAAAAATGATTTATGAAGATTTCTAAATGCTCTTTCATAAAATAATCCTTCTATCAAAACATCTCCAACAAATGATCTCCATGTATCTTCTTTAAAAAAATCATAATAATTGTCTCTATAATTCCAATCTCTACAGAACCATTTAAAACCAAAATCATTCATTGCTTCTTTTAAAAGAGAATTTAATAATAAAAAATTTAAAATAGAATTTATATATTGAAAAAATACAATTATAAAATCATACCAATTAATAAATCTATCTATTACAATATTATTTTTATCTTTTAGGATCTTTTTATAATCGTTTTTTTGAGGCAATATTATTTTAATAAAACTATCATTTTTAATTATATGGTCTAAATAATTACCATAATAACTTACAGCTATGTTTCTAATATTGTTTTTGGAAAATTTCTTTGAATTAAAATTAAATAGAATATATCTGACAAGAAAAATAAAATACTTTTTTATTGCATTATAAAAAGATTTTAAGATTATAAATTTTGGTATAATTGGATAGATATTTTTTACTAAATTATGATATGTATTTGTTTTAGTAGTGTTCTTTTCATGAATAAGTGAATACCACCAGATATTTCCAAATTTCTTATGAAATATTTTTGAAAGTTCTGATATGAATTTTAAATAATTATTTCTCATACTACAAAAATAAACCCATATATAATGATACCACATGTAATTCCGAAAGCCGCTATAATATAATCAGGATAAGATATATTAAGTAATCCTCCCCCTATTCCAAGTATTATACCACATACAAACCATAAAAATAATATTTTCATAATTATTCTCCTTTTTCTTTATTCAACTCTTCTATTACAGATAATAGCCCAGCACCAAAGTCATAATAAGAATCCGCAATATATTTCTTAGCTATATCATTTTCATACTTATATGGTATTATTTTGTAATGTCCTTCAACGCTCTCACCATCTCCAAAATTAATAATATATTCGTTACCAAGGATTTCTTTGATCATCAATATCATATCTTCGGCTTTTATAGGATTAATGCCAGAAATAATCATTGAGCTATTATTAAATTTTTTATCGATCATATCAACTGAACATTTTGCAACATCCTTAACATGTATATATTCTCTGACATTTTCTTTGCTTCCATAATAAGATATCACTTTTTTCTTTAATGCTTTTTCAATAATATCTCTTATTGAATTTCCTTCTCCGGCTCCTTGCCCATATACTGTTCCATATCTCAGAATTACATAAGGAAAATTATGTTTCTTTGCATAATATTTAACTAATTTTTCAGAAGCAGATTTTGTAATTCCATATATTCCTGATTCATTATTGTGAACATAAACTGATGATGTATAAATAAATTTTGCTTTATAATGAGTTGCATAAAATAAGGCATTTAAATTACCTATTATATTATATTGTAAAGCTTTCTCTGAATCTTCATTGCATTCCTTTATATTTGATATTGCAGCAAGATTATAAATTACTTCAGGATAAAAATTACGAGAAGTACAAGCGTTATATATGGCTTGCTTATTTAAAATATTACCTTCACAAAATTCATAGCTATCATTTAATCTTATTTTTGCATCAGTACATTTAACTATGTCATAATTCAAAACTCTATGCCCTTTCAACAAGAGTTCTTCAATTATATGCTTTCCTATAAATCCAGACCCACCAAACGTAAGAACTTTCATATTTCTTTCAATCCTTTCAATAAATTTTCTACGGCCAGGGCCTCCATTGCTTTTCTTGCGTCATAAGTCATTGATGCAATATGTGGGGTTCTTATAATTTTATTCTCAATAGATTTATTTTTAGACACTAAACTTAAATTTACATCTGTTGCTACTCCTGCCAATTTTCCTGATTTTAATGCTTTTAAAATAGCTTTCTCATCTATACATTTCTCTCTCGCTGTATTTATAATATAACTCCCACCTTTCATTAATTTCAATTCATCTTCTCCAATAATTTGTTCGTTTCCTGAAACATGAATTGTTATAATATCTGATTCTTTTAATACATATTCTTTATTTGAAACATAAAATGACATTTTTTTATCACAACCATAAACAACGCATCCAATAGATAGTAATATATCTGAAACAGCTTCGCCTATTCTACCAAAACCAATAATGCCTATTTTTAATTCTCTTAAATTCCTGCCTCCAATATTTTTTCTTATCAAATTCAACATCTGCATTATTGTAAATTCTGCTACTGCATCAATTAATTCTTGACATGGAGTTATAAATACTTTTATATTTCTTCTTTCACATTCCTGTAAATCTATATTATCTATCCCAACACCAATTCTACTAATAACGCTTAAATCAAGATATTTATCTAAATCAAATTCTCTTGTATCAAGAATAACTCCTTTTATTTCTTTTGAATCATCTATATTTTTTACTTGTTTATAAATATCTTTTTCGTTTACTATTTTTAAACTTTCCAATATTTCTATCATTTATTTCTCCAGTATATATCTCAATTCACCTTCTCCATAAAGCGTTTTTTCTTCATCAGTATCGCATCTCAAATCTGTTTCTCTTACATTCTTTAGCCTCGTTATTTTCTTTATTTCTAACCTATTCAGAATTTCTCTAATTTCTATATCTGTAGAATGCTTCTCTACGGGCGTGTACCAATTATCGCAAAAAATAAATCTATCAGAAGACAGCCCAATTAAATCCAATACTTTCATTATATAATCTTGAGGAATATTTTTCATTACTTTTCTCATTTCTTTTCTTGCATACCAGAATATCCCACCCGACCCATAGAGATATAACCAAATCTTTCCATTTGATTTAGTCACTCTTACTATTTCTTCAATACCTTTTCTCATATCTTCAGTATGATGCAAAACTCCATTACAGAAAACAAAATCAAAATAATTATTTGGATACGGCAAGCTTAAAACATCTCCTCTTTCAAAATGCATTCCATCAATTTTAGATTTCCTAACAATATCTTTTGCTATTTCTATTCCTTTGCTTCCATAATCGATACCTACAACTGGATAACAGCCTAACTTTCTTAATGCAAAAGAATATCTGCCTGAACCACAACCAACATCCAAGACACTCTTATTTTTAAACCAATCTAAATCAAAATCATTTTTCTCTAACCTCTCTTTTAAAATATTAAATGTTTTATCTGTCAGTTGTTCAAAAGTAAATTTATCCCATAATTTACCATAGATATTTCCTGTTTGTTCTTTTATATCTATTTGTTTTTCTATATTTTTAAAATCAAAATTATATGAACCAATCTGATTTATGTTAAATAAAAAAATTATTAGTTCTTGTATTTTTTTATATATTCTTTCTGTATTATCTCCAATATTATTAAAAGGAATATATGGATCAACAGGATAAAGATTTCTATAATACTCATGCATTACTATAATTATTGCCCAAGGATAAGACTTAGTTAATAATAAACACGAAACAAAAAATCTATCTGATATGACTTGGAGTTCTTTAAGAGTTTTTATTCCCATTTATTTTTTATCCACCAGATGTATTATTATATGTCAAAGTATTGCCACTATATGATGTTATCCAGCCACTGTATATTATTTTATATGGATCATACCACCACGGATATACTGGATAAAATGGATACACAGGATACGGAGCAGATACAACTTTTTCCTTCTCAAATGTCTTATTTAGCAAGTCTTTTAATTCCATAGCTTCATTTATTGTCAACTCAATCTTTTTGCCATTGACAATCAATTCTATTTTTGATATTTTAACTTTTTCCATCATCTCCTCTTTTTTTCTATTTAAATTCATAATTCACTCATTTTATTTAGGCAGTACTTTAACTGTCCAATTTGCCACTCATAGTCTATATCGCAGGCCGGAATATCCTGTTTATAACCAAGTATATTCTTCCCTAACCATTTCTGAGGAAGTAATCCATTTTCCATATTTTCTATGCACTCCGGTCTGACCACAGCACATGAACAATCATAAAACCAAGCATCATCTCCACTATTTCTATCACAATTAACTTGATTTTCTTCTTCAAATATATCTTTTACAAACGGATCAAGCCATCCATGTTCATTAATTCTTCTTGTTCTATAAGGTGAATACATATTATATTTTGAAATTGTGCAAATAGAAGAAGCAATTGCATTATCTCTTAATATTTCTATCATTTCGTTCATCATGTTTGCAGTAATACAAGGGGCGTTTGCAAATAATAAAACTACAAATTCAATCTTCTGTCCTTCAAATCTCTGATAAATTTCTTTATTTCCTTTTTTTGCTATAAGCGCATCTATACTTGGCCATAATCCTTTTTTAATTTCATTATATGCGTGAACAAAAACATCATCAGATAGAGCTTCATCTATAGCTAAATATTCTGGTCTATTTATAATATTTGCCCCATAATTATCTGCTATATTTTTCAATTCAGCACTATCTGAAGAAAAAAATACCTCATCAACATACTTACAACCATTAGCAGCTATAATTGGATATGCCATTAATGGTATATTATTAATGAGATATGAATTTTTATTCGGGAATCCTTTGCTATTTTTTCTCCCTATACAAATTACAGGAATCATATTAAACTTCTCCTCCTATTATAACACAACTTGTTCTCAAATAGCACCCTTCACATGCTGCAATTATATGTGCATTCCCTTCTAAATGCATTTCCCTCATATATTTCATACTACTCCAAGCCTTTCTTATACTCATTTCTTTTGCATTTCCTAAAACAGCAAGTTCTCTATCATCATGATTGCAAGGCAAAATATTCCCATTAAATAAAACTGACATTCTCTGCCATAATTGTTGACATGCCCAATTAGATTTAATTCCATTTTCTCTATTGCTCATATCTTTATATTTTATATAAGAAATCTCATCACAATACGACTTCCAAAAATCCCTAAAATGTCTCAAATTCAAATCAGGCAATTCAACAGTTTGTATTCTAATTTTAATATTATATTTCTGAGCATAAGCGTCAAATAAAACTACATTCTTTACTACTTCATTAAAATCTGCGCCTTTCCTATTTTTCTCATATTCATCTTTTGTATATCCATCTATCGAAAAACTTATTCTATCTAACCCAGTATCCAATAATTCTTTCATTTTATCTTCTTTTAACAAAGTAGCATTAGTATTCAAATATACATCAATTAATCCTTTTTTCTTTGCATAAATTATAAATTTGCAAATATCTTTATGTAGTAATGGTTCTCCTCTTCCTATTGTATGAAATTTACAACCATAACATCCATTATCACTTGCCTCATCTATTATCTTTTTAAACAGATCGAACTCCATATATCCTTTTTTAAAATTAGCTTTTGTCTGAACACAATGAGGACATCTAAGATTACAAATACTTGTTGCTTCTATATCAAGAAACAATGGAAAATCTTCAACAATATTATATAATGGATTATTATGCCATTTTCTTCGATACTCTCTATAAATCTTATCTTGAAGATATTCGCTTTCTGCTATATCAAAACCATAAAGAATATTTATATTTGAGTTTATTTTCATTATTTTCTCCTTTATACATTACCATAAATAAACTATAATTAATTGAACTACATGCAATATTTGATCACCAACTTTATATCTTGAAATATCTGGTTGTATAATATTTTCTTTTTCTATAAGCCATATTGGATTTGGGTCTATTTTTACTTTAAAATAATCAATTATAAAATGCCCTGTTAGTAAAAAAATAAATTTTAATATATTAAATTCTTTAAAATATTCTAACACTACACTTATACATCCAGTCCATATGAAACAATGCAAAAATAAAATAGACAGATTTTTACTTTTATAAATATTAATAAAATTAGTTCTGAGAAAAAAATCTCCTATTAAATGAGCAAAAAATAAGAATATTAAAATTTTCAATATTGACCTTTATTTTTATTATATATTATTTTTTCAGAATTTTTATGAATAATATCTTTTTATAAATTCTTTTCTAAAATACTCAAACATATTATTTCCTATATTATCAAATTTTTCTGCTATATTTATATCCGCATAATTCCATTTATTAAACTTAACGTATAAAGAAAACGTTCTTTGCAATCCTTTAAACTGTTCTTTCGTCATATACCTGTATTTAATATCTGCTCCATCTAATAATTGCTCTGTTTTTGTATCTTCATCTATCAATCCATTTTCCAAACAATACTTGTGTATCCATGTGCCTCTATACGGAGTCATCATATAGCAGTTCATTGTTTTTGGATTTATTTTTCTGTTCAACTCAACCGTATCAAACACTAATTCTCTTGTCTCATCAGGCCAACCTATTATATTATTTACAGTATATGGAATTTCATATTTCTCAATTATACCTAATGCTTTTAATATCTGTTCATTGCTTCCTTTTCTATTTAACCATTTCTTTCTAAAATCTTCATTGCCATGCTCAATTCCAAACTGCATATCAGCAACACCGGCTTCTTTTAAATATTTTATTTTATTTTCTGTTACACTTTCAGTTCTACCTTGGCACCAAAATGGAATGTCTATTTCATTTTTATATCTTTTTGAAAAATCCTTTAATTCATTTTCAGGTCTTGCAATAAATGATTCTGCACTAAAATCTATATAATCTGGTTTGTATTTGTTTTTTAGAAATTTTATTTCATCGATTATTCTATCAACTGTTTTTCTTCTATAATAATTTTTATAACCAACTTCTGAATACATTTTCTTTATAGCAGGGGCCTCACAATATGTGCAATTATGAACCAAAACATTATTGGCATAAAACCAATGATATTTTGGAATTTCCATACAATAAACATCTTTTTTATCTTCTAACCATTCAACCTTTACAACTTTATGATTTGGATCTTTTAACTTTTTTCCTTTATTCCAAGGAATTTGTCCTTTATTGGCCTCTGATATTTTCTTCCTTGTTTCTTTACTAACTATCCTACCAATACCAGCCAAACTTAATTTTTTCTTATGCTCTTCAGTCATATTTTGTGCAGCTAAACTTAATTTTTTCTTATGTTTCTCAGATAATTTTTTACCTCGCATCGTCTTAGAAATTTTATCTCGCCATTTTTGTGTCATATTTTTAGCCGGATTATTTTTTTTCATTCTTTTAGAAACTTCTGGATGAAATTTAGGAGTATGATTATTTTTATCAGTTAAGGCTAAATTATTTAATACATTATTATTTTTATTACCATCTATATGATGTACACATTCATTTAGTTTTAATTTTCTATTTAATTTACTTTCTAATATAAGTCTATGCAGAAATCTTCTTTCTCTTCTTCTCCAAGAAATTATATTATATCCACCTATATCTATGCTATATTTAACAGCTCTAACACTATCCTTTGGTTTTAAATCCTGCGCCTCTATAATGTTTTCCCTAACATCAACAAATTGATTACCATTTATAAATTTCTTAAATCTATGATCTGGTGTACAATCAATAAATGTATTATCATCAAAATGAACTCTTACTAATTGAACATTTTTATTTGTTTTTCTAATATGAATAGCATCAACAAATAAGACTTCATTATTCTCGCTATTATATGTTAAAACTTTAATTTTTTTACCTACTAAATTCTTTATTGGAATCATTCCATCTATTGTATTTATTAATGCCTCTCCTTCAAGACATTGAAAAGGGCATCCCCTATCCAATTCAACATGAATCATCCTATATACTTTACCATGCATTACCCTATTAATTCTGTTTTCTTCAAAAATATCAAAATCAGGATATGGAAGGGTATTTAAATCAATTGGTTTGTTTAATGGATTATAAAAAATCGTTTTTAAAGGAAAATAATATTGATTTGAAGTTTTAATTATCAAATTATTAATATTAATATATTCTTTTTTATTATAAATAGCATTACATAATTCAACTAATGCAACCTCTCCTTCTCCTCTACACAAAATATCAATATTTTCATTTTCTAATAATTTTCCTGTATTAAAATTAACTCCCACTCCGCCAGCAATAACTGGACATTCATAATCTTTTATTGATTCAAGCAAAGACAATCCAAGATCAATAGTATCTTGAACAAGAGAAATACAAATCAAATCAGGCTTATAATTATTGACTACATTTTTTAAATCCTCATATATATCTGTTTGTTTAAATGGTATATTAAGATCAAATGGCTTAACCTGAAGAAGTTGCTCTTTTTTCTTCTCAAAATTAATAGATTCAGTTTTATAAAATGTCGTATCAAACAATTCTACTTCAAAATTATTTTCTTTTAGACATGCAGAAAGGATAGAAATAGACAATGGAAGTAATGTAGCCATCATACAATTAGGATATATTATCATGACTCTAAATCGATTCTTCATATTTCTTCCTTATGATATTACTATAAAGATTTTCATAATATTCTCTATATTTCTTATTTTCAGCTCTCATATTACAACTATGACATAAAGAAATTAAATTCCAAGGATTACAGTCTTTCTTAATATGATTGATATGATGGAGGCATAACTTATGATTAGGATTGCAGTCTCCCTTGCAATGTGGATTCTGACAAGTATTATTGTCTCTGTCTCTTATGCTCTACTTGTATTCTTTATCCATCCATATTTCGCAATAAGGTTCACATGATATCCCGCCTTTCCAATTCCAATGAAGTTCGCCTGTTGTTTTTTCAGATGCTCTTCTTCTACTTTCATCGTTTTCTTTAGTCCTACCATATAAAGGATTATTTTCCCTTGTTCTACCAAACAAAGGACTATTTTCACCAGAAAAATCAGCATGATTTTCAGACATTTTTAATTTTGTTGCTTCAGTGTGCTTCTTTCCAAACATATAATTTTTTTACCAGTTCTGGATTTAGACATCTTTTGTTTTGTTTCATCAGTATGTTTATGACCAAACATAGAATGCCTTTTCCCTATTTTACCATACCAAGGATTATTCTCCCCAGTTTTAGCTCTACACATTTTTTCTATTGATTCTAATGTATGTTTTGATCCCTTTATCATTATTCAAATAATTTATTATTCATCTATTCTATGCCTTATAAATGATATTCTACAAGATAAAGTTGCAATAACCGCAAATGCTCCAATAATCGTACATATTCCTATTAGTCCAGCTATTCCTTTCAAAACTATCATTAAACAAATAATTAAAAATTCCATAATATTATCTCTTTATTATATAAAATTATTTTATTAATTTGTAAATTTTCCAATCAACACTATATTCATCTAAATCTGCATCATATGATGTGGTAACAATCTTTTCGCAATTCAAACATCTTTTCCTCGGGATTCCATTTCCTGTCCAATAAATTAATCTTTTATGTCTTTTCTTGCACATTGGGCATATACATTCTATTAATTCGGCAAATGAGCTAACATCTTCGTAATTAGACATTTTAAATAAATTATTTATCCTTGATTAATGTTACAATAGATTTTCCATTTATTCTTTTGAACTTATATACTTTATCTATTATTTGTACTAATTGAGGTTCATGGGTTGCTATCACTAATTGAAACTTGAGCCTATAACTTAATTCTTTCATCATTTTAGCCGCCCTTATTATTTCCTCTTCTGCTCCGCTTCCCACATGTTTTAAAGGTTCATCTAATACAAAAAAAGCCCTACTCTTAGGGCTTTGTAAACTCCACAATACTATTCTTAATGCAAAAGAAATTATGTCGATAATACCAACTCCCATATCGTCTTTTGGAACAAATTCAATTCCATTTTCCATTACAATAAGTTGGCACTCGGTTTGATTTCTTTTTCTCTCAAATTTTAACACGAATTCATAATTGTCTTCAAATACTGATTGAATTGCAAGGGTAACTAATTTCTCAACCCTCTCTTTAAATTTCTCTTGCGTATTTTTTGCAACTTGTACTATAATATAATTAGCTGCCAGAAAATCATCTCTATTTTTTTTCTCTAAAGTTAAAGATTTTTCTTTGGATTTTAGCTTATTTTCTAAAAAATCCATGTTTGCTTTTATGCTAAAAAATCTATTTTCTATATTTTCAAGATTCATAACTCTCCAGCTTTTCCTGTACCTCAATCAAAAGTTTCTCTTTCTGTTTCTCTAATAAATCAATCTTTTCTGTAATAGAATTTAAGTTTTTCTGTGCATCTTTAACAGATGAAATATCATAATCCTTACTTAGTTTTTCCATTAGTTCATTTAGCTTACTTGTCTTTAAATGGAAATCTAATTTGATTGACTCTACTTTATCCCTGAATTCTATTAGTTGTTTTTCTTCACTCATAATTCTTTCCTTTCTTCGGTAATATTTACAATTCCAGCAATAATGTTCTGGATATCTTTTGAAACATTTTGTTGTTTAATGAATTCAAATAAATTTTCTACAATATTTACTCCAGAAAATTCTTTTGTATCCTGTATATTTTTAACAAACTCATCAAGAATTAAATCCGTTTCAACTTTATTTTCTATATGGTTTCTTGACAAAACTTCTTCTGCTGGTTTATGCGGAATAATATGTTTCTCTATTTTTCTTGTATCTGTATCGTAGCTATAAAAACATGGCTCATATTTAAAATTATATTCGTCAGCAGTTTTTCTCAATACACAGCCAGTATTTATGATATGTCTTCCATTAAATTCTATACAAAATTCTCTATGAATATCGCCACATAAAATCAAATTATAATCTTTATTTTCTTTCAAAAACTTCTTGGCATCCATATAATTTTGATTTGGAAACAATGACTCTTCTGCAATAGGAGCATGAATTACAAGAATATTAAAATCATTTTTATTTTTTATTTCTGGAATTTTCTCCCCAAAAGAACAACCATATAAAGATATATGATTTTTTTTATTATTATAATAATCAACATATATTGGATCTTCATTTAATATCTTTACTAATCCAATTTCATTTAATATTCCTAAAGATGTCGATGGTTTTGATTCTTCTGAATACATATAATAATCGTGTTGCCCAGCCACACAATATATTTTAGTTCTATAGCCTTTTAAAAAAGTAATTATTTGTGGCAAACCCGTCCAACTGCGAGGTCTATCGTTGAAATCACCAGATTGCAGTAATATAGCCCTGTTTCTCCCACCCCATCCCCAAACATATGACAACTTATCAAACTGAACTTCGACAAGATTATCAAGTCTTGCAACTGGATTTTGCCATAATAAATGAAGATCACTTAGTAATACTATTTTCATTTATACTCTCTCTAAATCCACAATTTGATCATTCAAGTTGCCAACTTCTTTTTTTAAGTCTGAATTTTCACCCTGCAATTCTTCTATTTCATCTCTTAAATCAACAAGCTCGTCTTCTAATTCTGAAACCTCATCATTCAAATTTGCCTTTTCGTTTTCTAAATCTTCTATTATACTTTCATAATCTTTATAATAATCGTTTATTCCGCCTATCAATTGCTTAACATAAAATACTATATCTCTTCTATCATATAAAGTATTTTCAGAAGGTAGATTATTTACTTTTAAAATCATTAATATTTCATTTATTATTTCTTCATCTGTTTCATGTTAAAATATCCTCTTCTAATTCTATTTCATTAACTATAAATATTTTAGATGGATCAAAAGTAGTTAGAGCATATCCATTAATACCAACTCTACATTTATAAAATAATTGCACTCCCCCGGAACATTCATTTGCCATTCTTTCTACAATAAGCATTAATGTTTTTTGCTTATCGCTTTTTAATTTGTGATGAACTATATCTCCTACTTTAAATTCAAATCCCAACTTATCTAAATTTTTCATAACGCCTCCAATATTATCTTCAAATTATTATTCTTTAAATCAGAAAAACAAACAGGACACTTGCCTAATTTCTTTAATAAATCAACATAGTCTTTTTTATATTCATTATATTTTTCTTTTTTAATTTCTGTTTCCTGATTTAATTCCAAAAATTCATTTACTATTATTCTTTTTATTTTTAAATCATTTAATTCTACTCCTATATCTTGTAATTTATTCAAGCTTTTTTCTGAAATCAATAAATCTTTCAACTCCTTTATTTCATTATCAATATTTATATAATCTATCAATAAATCTTCTTTGAAATATAACTCCTCTAATTCTTTATTAACGTCATCTAACTCATTTAAACTATTTTCTGAAACTAACAACTCTTTTAAAATATCTGTATCTTGTTTCAATTCAATATAGCTATTTATAATATCTTCGTGTAAATATAAACCATTTAATTGGCTGTTAATTTTGCCAATCTCAGATACAACAAAATCAAATCTTTTTTTAATATCATCATATATCTTTTTTAAACTGCTGGCCTCAATTTCCAATTCAGTTATTTCAGAAACTAATTCTAAAACATTATTATAATTATCTGTAAAATTTGTTATTTTCTTATCTTTTAGTTTTAAAACTTTTATTTTATTTTCAACTTTATCAATATCATCATACTTCTTTAAATCATTTTTTATACTGTTAATATCTGTTTCTGTTTCCGTTATTTCTCTTTTAGATAAATTTATCTTTTTGTTAAGTTCAGATATCCATACATCAGCCTTATCTATATTTGTAATTTTATTTATTGTTCTGGAAACCTCACCAGGAGAACTTGTTATAAGAAATGGCTGATCTAATTGCTTTTGAATATTAAGTTCAGAAATATTTAATGCTTGTCTAATTTTATCTGGAACATCTCTTCCTACTCCAGAAAACTCCTCCCCGTTAATAATATAATTTGTTGATATTAAATTTTTAGTTTTATCTTTTGCTACTTTAACATTTTTTATTACAAAAATTTTATTATTATCGATATCTAATGATATTTCAGTACTTCCATTTTTAGAAGCAAAATTTGAATAGAATCTTGCGCTTGATGGCTTGTTTTCGGTAAGCAAAGATAAAGCTCTTAATGCCGCTGTTTTGCCTGACTGAGATCTTCCTATCAGGCCTGTAACACCTTCGCTAAATTCAATATTTAAATTCTCATGTGACTGAAAATTTTTTATTTTTAAATTTCTAAGCATTATATTTTAATAATTTTAATATTAACTTTTTTGGCCTTATGGCATGAACTTTGAATAAACTTCCTTTTAATTCAACTCGCTCACCAACTTTAAAAACTCCTGAATCCATAGGCCATTTTTTCTCAGCCATTTCAAAAATCTCTTGTGGTATTTCTTCAAAGTATCCTCTTCCGGAATCCATAAATCTTATCTCCTCCTTTAATGTAAAGCATAACGTTTTAGATCAGCGGCACGGCATTTTGTATCCGCTGCATCTGTGTGTTATATTTTGTAATTAAATTCTTTTGAATATTCTTCTGATGCCTGGAAAAGTTTTAATCTCAATTTTTCTTCAGGCGTAAGTTTGAATTCTTTGTGTAAGTTTTTTAGCGCCTCATTTATTTTACGCATTGTTTCTTTATTCATTACATCCTCAAAAATATAACCAGTTAATAGACGGAAACTTTTCCACCTATTGTGATATTAAACTACATTTCTTTAATTCTATTATATATTATTTTTTAAAAATTTTTGATTTTATTTTCATTATTTAAAAATAATTTCATACTTTCAGATGAGAAATATTTCAGAAAAGAATAAAATGGTATAACAATTAAATTATCATTGAGTCCAGTCAAGAAAATTGAAATAATATTGTCTACCCATTCTCCACAAATCAATTCCATTTTAGAAAAAGTCTTTCTATCAAACACTATAACTGGATGTTTAAAATCTCTTTTAATAATAAGCATAACTGCTTTTCTATCACCAAATATTTTTTCTTCTTCCGCTTTTAACCACCATTTTATAAGCACTGGGTCTTTCTGTCTGCCATCGACAAGTAGCATAATTCCTAAATCTGAATATCCTCTTTTCAATTCAATAAGAAAATAATTAACAAAAGATTCTCCAATAGGATCTGTAAATGAAATATCACCATATTGATTTTTGGATTTTATATTCTTTTTTGCTCTTGTTGTCGCTCTTGCTCCGCTTCCAGAACTTCTCCAAAAAATATCATCTCTTTTATTATTAGTAAACCATAGAGATAATTTCTTTGATACTTCCCTTTCCCATGCCGCGCCTTTTGCCATATTACTTTCCTTTTTTAAATTCTTCTATTGTTTTGCCTCTTATTATTCCTGCAAGCTCCCATACATAATTATATAAATGGAGTCCTTTGCTTGAGGTAATTATTTCTCCATTTTTAACTCCGATTTCAGAAGCAATATATTGTTTCATTAATTCTATTGCAGCAAGATTAGCGGGAAATCCACCCCACAAATCCCATGATCTAAAGTAAGGAAAGAAATGTAAATATCCATCTTGTATTCTGGTATCAATATGGCGCAGACATGGAGGATCTTGAAGTAACATATCTGTAGGTTGAGCCACCTGTAGACACATCTGATTATTTCGATATCCTTTATTTTTATATGTCCAAATAAGCAATTCTATCTGGTTGATAAAAATTTTCCCATGCTCATTTTTAATAATATTTGGATTTTCCCAAACTTCTTTATCTTGAATTAAAATATTAAGCATAGCTTTTTGAAGCCATCTGGTTGACTGCCCATTTTCAAGAGTACATTCACTTAATCTCTGCCCGTATGTATAGCTTTCTCCTTCCTTTAATTTGCCGGTCATTAAGTATGGTAAATATTCATCTAAATAATCAGATGCAACTGGGTTCGGTATATTGTATTGAGAAATATCAGGAAGCAAAGGAAGGACCCACGGATATTTAATTCGAACAGTTATATAATCAAATTCTCTTCTTTCTTGTCCTGCATAAGAGCCTTGATCGATTTTAAAATTGTTTCCAATCTCAATGCATTTATATAACGATTGATACCAGGCGTCTAATAAAGATGTTGATTCAATATAAATTGGATTTAACATTTAATATCCTCCTGAAGGCATATCTAACCCGCCTTTGATAATTACATCTTCTTGCTCTTCTTCTCGAATATTTTTATATTTAATATCAAAAGTATGCCTATCTTCATTTAATTCTTTTAAATATTGTTTAGATATTTCGATATCAGAAACTACATAATCGCCTTCAACATCTTCTTTAAAAAATGGAGCTATTCTACCCTGCCTCTCTTTAAAACAAAATCCCATTTGTGCATAATGAGCTATTTTTTCAAAATCATGTTCTTTGCCACAACTACTCCAAAGTCTTAAAGCATACTTTAAGATATTCCAGAGCATTACTCTTAATCCTGTATAATGACAAAGATCATTAAACTTTAATTCAGAACCATATTTCTTTTGAGGAGTTTCTATATACTCTTCCATTCTCTTGCTGAATTTTTGCCAATCACCAATTCTGTCAAATTTATTCATATTTTTCTTCCTCTTCTAATTCTTCATTTTTTATCTTAAATAATTTTTCTTCATATTCTGTAAGTTCAGGGTTATAAGTTGATTTTAACGGAAACGGAACAGAATTACTCATAAATTCTCTATTTGCTAATAGTACATTATCAAAGCTCCATCTTCCTATCTTACAACTATTCTTTTCTTTAGCTAATGCGTATAATGCTCTTGTCTTTGCAATAGCTCTACCTACTTTTTTACACGGCTGATCTAAATCACTACAAATTGCAATACCTCTTCCAATATCATTCCCTACTCTAATAAGACATACTGTAATTATAGGCCTCCCCAATCCATCTTTAGTTATCCTAACTTCATCTCTGATATAATAATATTTTTCATCCCATATTTTTTCCATAACTTCTCCTCAAAAAGCTACAATAATTCTATCAATCCACTCAAAAAATCTATCTTTTTCAAGAAAACTTGCGAACCCATATTTTTTAAATAAGCTATAAAATCTTTTTTCTTCTTTATTATCATTTTTCAATTCTATATTTATTGGCTTCAACCCTTTAAATGGCAATTCAATGAGCTTTCTATTCCTTTTAACAATCTCTTGCCCTTCTTTGCTTTCAATTCTATCAAATACTTTCCCTTTACTAATCATGCCACGCATATATTTTGTAGCAGTTAATTCTCCAACTCCTTCTATACCTCTGATATTATCGCCTGAACAACCCGCTCTTGCTTTGATATCTATCCAGTTATAATGTGAAGTTTTCCATTCATCTATAAAACTATCTGGAGTTACCCTGTTTTTACCATTCCAAATAGTAGTAAATTTATCCATACATTGAAGCATATCATTATCTGAAGAAACTATAATATTATAATCAGATAGTTGTTTTGATATGTATGCCATTAAATCATCTGCTTCATATCCTGCTTGTATAAAATTATTATTAAATCCTAAATATGGCAGAATTTCTTTTCTCAATAAATCAAATTGCTTATATGCAATTGATAAACTCTTTAATTCATCACTACTCTTATCCTTCCTGTTTGCTTTATACTCTGGATAAATTAATTTTCTATAGCTCTTTTTAGAATCCCAACAAAAAATAAAATGTCTTGATTCAAATTTCTTTGCAAGATATAAAAGCTCAGACATAAAACCAAATATGATTCCTGTATCTTCTTCTTTATATTTTAATCCACCCATTGTGTAAAAATTTTTGTAGCAGAGATTATTTGCGTCTATAATTATTTGCATAAATTACTTCTCTTTATTTTTTTAAAATAAGTGGTCTTCCTTTGATTGTTTCTATATCAAAATATTTCCAAGAATATATAAACAAACATTTTTTACTACAAATAAAATCTCTATTACAGAGTTTAAACATGTTTGAAACATCAGATAATGATTTGTTACAAATAGAACAAATTATAGTATTATCCACTTCTATTTACTTTAATCCTTTTATTTTTATTGGAATGCTCTTTTTCAAGTTGTTCGCAATATTCATTTAGTTTTATTTCAACATCTTCATAAATTCTATCAAACTCTTCTTCTAAGTCATCTTTATCTTGAATGTCTTGTAATAATCCGACTTGTATTTTGATAGATTCGTAATCTCCAAGATTTATAGTTTTTCCTATTGAGATTTCTATTCGTCTATTTTTCATTATTAATCTCTAATACTTTGACTTTCTATTAGT